ATGAATCAGATGTCCATCTCATCCTCGGAGGGTGGCGCGGTCATCAAACTGACCTGCGAGCACCGCCTGCGCCGGGAAATGCGTATTGCGCGCTACACCAACGAAGACCAGCAGCTGCTGCACTCTGGCGACAGGTTTTTTGACCTCGTGACCTCAATCAAAGGCTTCGTCAGCAAGTGGGGCGAGCTGTCTGTTGGCGGTTCTGGCATCGGTAGCAGAACGCAGAATCTTGCGCCGTATGATATTGGGCCACGCAAGGAGGCTCGAAACTAATGCGCCGCGACGACTGGGTGGAGCAAATGTGGCTGGCCATTGAGGACCACGCCGACACGGAGTTCGTCTGGGGCGTAAATGACTGCTGCCTGTTTGTGGCTCGCGTTGTCGATGCCATGACAGACAGCGACATTGAAACTGAACTCAACGCCAGTTACACCGACGAGGAAACCGCGTTGGCGTACATCGCCTCTTTCGGCTCCCTCGAGGCAGCTGTTAGCTCGCACCTCGGCCAGCCGGAACCCGGCAGGCCACTACGCGGAGATGTTGTTCTCATTGACGGCGGCGACGGGCCGGCGCTTGGCATTCTGGTCGGCGGCTATATCGCCGGAATGGGTCCGAACGGGTTCGTATACCTGCCACGCGGCGAAGCACTTCAGCGGTGGGCGATTCAATGAGCAAAATCGTTAAAGCTGTCGCCATCGCAGCCGCTATTGCCGTCACCGGCGGCTTGGCTCTTTTGGGTGCTGCTTCGGCTGCTGCTTTTACGACCATTGTCACCGTCACGAATATGCTGGTTATTTCCACGCTGCTCGGTGGCGTGGCGGCACAGTTTGCAAAAAAGCCTAAATTCCCGCGAATTGTTCAGGACGTTGAGTATTCGGGAACCATCGAGCCGCGCCGCATCATTTACGGCAAAATGAAAGTCTCGGGCATGAACGTCATTCCCCCAATGACGACCGGCTTTAATGGCGAAATGCTGCATCAAGTTTTGGCCATTGCCGGCCACGAATGCAACAGCCTCGGCACCATTTACTTCAACGAAGATTCAGTCGGGACCATCTCAGCCATTACTGGCACCGCCGATGACGGCAAAGTCACAAGTGGCGCCTACGCCAACAAAGCATGGGTGCGCCGCTACGTTGGCACGGATTCGCAAACCGCCGACTATATCCTGACCACTGCGAACCCTTTCCAGTGGACAGCCGCCCATCGAGGCCGTGGCGTGGCCTATATCGCGCTTCAATTTCAATATGACCAGGCGGTCTGGAAGAACGGAAAGCCGGAGATAACCTGCCTCGTTGAAGGCGCCAAGGTCTATGACCCGCGTCTAGACTCCACGCAGACCACGATTCCGGGCTCCGGCTCGCAGCGCGTCAACGATTCGACCACTTGGACCTATTCCACAAACCCAGCGCTCTGCCTCGCCAACTACCTCATTTCGACGCAGTACGGCATGGAGGAGGACACTGCTCGCATTGACTTTGACCTTGTGGCCGATGCCGCCGACATCTGTGACGAGAACGTCAGCATCCCCGGCAGCACCACACAGAAGCGCTACACCGTAAATATCGTGCTGGATACTTCCAGCCCGTTCGAGGCGAACATCGAGCTTCTCATCGGCGCGATGAACGGTGTTTGCTACTACTCAGGCGGCAAGTGGCGAATTTTCGCCGGCGCGTGGTCTGCCTCGCAGTTCTCGCTGTCGGAGTCGGACTTGGTAAACGCTGGCATCGACATCGTGACCGCCTACCCGTATAAAGACCGCTGGAACTCCGTGCGCGGCTCGTTTGTAGACGCAAGCCGCAACTACCAGTTTGTTGAATTCCAGCCAGTCTCTAATGCCAGCTACGTCAGCGCTGACGGCGCGACAATCTGGAAAGACATCACCATTTCGACCTGCACGAACGTCTACGAGGCCCAGCGTACGGCCATCCTCATCGCTCGTCGAAGCAGAAACTCGCAGGTCATCACAATTCGCTGCGGAATGTCCGCGTGGAAGATTCGCCCGTTTGAGACTGGCACCGTCACTCTTTCCGAACTCGGCTGGAGCGCCAAAACGGTTCGCTGTGAGTCGTGGCGGTTTGACCCGCAGGGCTTCGTCGAGCTGGTACTGCGCGAGGAGGCCTCGACCGACTGGAGCGATCCGGCGACTGGCGATTACGTCGTTCCCGGCACCATCACGGCACCGACGCCCGGCACCTACACCCCGGCAGCGCCCACGGGGCTGACTGCGAGTGGCCTCGCGGGCTTAATTCAGTTCTCGTGGACCGCGCCGAGCGTGGTTCCGACTGGCGGTGTGTACCAACTGTACGAATACACCGCGTCTACGCCGTTCGCCTCGGCCACGCTCATCTGGACCGGCTCCAGCACCAACACGGTCATTGCCAAGACCGACACCACGACCCGCTATTACTGGGTCCGGCTACTGGCGAGCGACGGCGGCACTTCCTCGACCAATCCGACCACGACCGGGCTTGCGGCTGCTGCTGCGACCATCTCCACAGCCCTGAACGCTGCCGCGTCGCCTTCCTCGCTCTCGACCAGCGGCACAGCCACATCGCTGACCACGGCCAGCACGACCGTTACCCCGACTGGCGGCACCTCGCCGTACACCTACGCATGGACTCGCCTTTCTGGCTCGACCTCTATCGCGGCAAATTCTGCGTCCTCTGCCACGACGACCTTTACCGGAACTTCGCTGGCGTCTGGCACGACCTACACAGCGGTGTTCCGCTGCACCGTCACCGACAACGTGGCGGCCACCAAGACCGTCGATGTAAACGTCGAAATCATTCGACTGGCCATGACGGCTTCGGCCTCGCCGACCTATTTGTACAAGTCCGGGTCGACAGCCTCGCAAACGACCGCGTCGGTTACGGTTACTCCGTCCGGTGGCGTATCCCCGTATACCTACGCTTGGACCCTGCTCTCGGGCTCCACGTTGACGGTGAACAGCCCGTCAGCCGCGACCACGACATTCTCCAAAACGGGAATGATTTCCGGCGACAGTTATGACGCAACCTACCGCTGCACCGTCACGGATTCTACGAGCGGCACGCCTCTGACGGCAACGGCTGATGTTCCTGTCACCATCGAGCGAAGAGACACGGCATGATAACAACAAACACAAGGGCGGCTGATGCCGCAGCGGCAACCTCCACGCTAGGCTGGCTGGCTTCGTGGGCAACTGACGCTCTGCCGATTATTCAGGCGGCAGCGGGCATTGTGGCCATTGTGGCGGGCCTGTTCGCTATCGCCTATCACTGGAAACGGATTTTCCGATGAGCCGTTCGCTCAACGACCTACACCCGGCAATGCAGCCGATGGCCGCTGAGTTCCTGAATAACTGCAAGACCGCCGGCATTGACCTGCTGGTCACTTGCACTTGGCGCAGCGCTGCCGAGCAGGATGCGCTCTACGCCCAAGGCCGGACAACGCCTGGTCGGATTGTCACCCGCGCCAAGGCTGGGCAATCCAAGCACAACCACACGCTCGCAGGACGCCCGGCAAGCCTCGCCCTTGACGTAGTACCACTGCGTCTCGGGAAGCCCGTCTGGGCGGCTTCTGACGCGATCTGGCAGGACGTTGGCCGCATCGGCAAAGCTTGCGGGCTGGAATGGGCCGGCGAGTGGACACGGATGCGCGAGTTCCCGCATTTCCAACACCCGAACGCAAAGGCCATAGCGGTCAAGGAGGCGTGATGCTGACAATGCTGGCTATGGGCGGTCTCGGAATCGCTCTGCACTTTCTCGGACGCTGGGGCGAACACTGGCGCACGGTCCAGAAAATCAATGCCTGGCACTACATCCAGCTCGACCCACCGGGCTGGCTGGCTGCTGTTGCCGGCAGTGTCGGGTTCTGGCTGGCACTGCCTGAAGTCGACAAGCTGCTCTCCGGTCTGCCGTTCACCATCGGGCAAACGCCAATGGGCTGCCTGCTGGCCGGCTACATGGGCTCCAGCCTCGGGCCGAAACTGCTCGCGCTGGTTTCCGGCCGCGTCGGTGTCAGGTGACAACGCCCCCGAAGCCTCGTATTCCTCGCCGGTTCAAGGTGATGGGCCACACCGTCACCGTGCGCCGGCTTCCCCTTTCGCGCTGGAAACACGCCGACTGCGTGGCGTATTTCGACCCCCAGAAAATGGTGATTGTGATTTGCACCGCGTCTACTGTGACCGCGCAAGAGCAAATCTTCTGGCATGAGGCTACCCACGCCATGCTCTATTGCCTCGGCAGCCCTGACTACAATAACGAGGCGCTGGTAGACCAGCTCGGCGGCCTGATTCACCAAATAACTTCAACTTCGGTGTTCTGATGACACAAAAAGTCACAAATGCCGATTTCATCGACGCATGGAAACGGCTGCGCTCGCCTGCGAAGGTCGCAAAATTGCTGGGACTTGACATTCGCGGCGTGTATCGGCGCCGGGCGCTGATTGAACTCAACGAGGGAATTTCTCTTATCACCGATGACGATGTGGACAGGGCTGGCCCCAAAGGCGAGGCTCGAAGGCGCGTTGAGAAGCTGAACGAGCAGAGATTTACCCGCGCGGAATACGAAGCGCAGGTGGCTCTCGCCGATGGCACCGTGGTGGTGTTCTCGGACGCGCACTATTGGCCCGACATTGTGACGGTCGCTCACCGCGCCCTGGTTGAAGTCATCAAGCGCTTACGGCCCAAAATGGTGATTGCGAACGGCGACGTTCTCGACGGCGCGACCATTTCGCGGCATCCCCGCATGGGCTGGGAGAGCCGACCAACTGTGCAGCAGGAAATCGAGGCGATGTGCCTGCGGATGCGCGAGGTGGAACTGGCCGCAGGTGGCGCCCAGCTCGTCCGGACGTTCGGGAACCACGATCTGCGGTTCGAGTCTTACATCGCAGCCAACGCCCCAGCCCTCGAAGGAGTCCACGGAACTTCCCTGTTTGACTTCCTGCCGGCATGGCGCGGCTGCTTCGCGCTCCACTTGAACACCAACCTGCCGGGCTGGACCGTGATCAAACACACCCATGTCGCCGGCGGCGTCCACTCTGCCTACAACTCAACCCTGCGGGCTGGCGTCAGCTACGTCCACGGGCATCTGCACAAGCTGCAAGTGGTCGGCTATGGCGATTACCGCGGCAGGCGCTACGGCATCGACACCGGCACCCTTGCGGAACCCAAGGGCGAGCAGTTCCGTTACACCCAAGGCGGGCCGCTGAACTGGTGCTCCGGCTTCGCAGTCCTAACCTATCGCGACGGCGAGCTGTTGCCGCCAGAGCTGTGCGAGGTCGTGAACGGCAAGGCGTGGTTTCGTGGCGAACAAATCATCCTTGAAAATTGACCAACAGATGGCAGATTTTCAAGGAAGTGGAGCAAAAATGGACAACATAAACCCAACGCACTACAAGGCCGGCGGCGTCGAGACAATCGACTTTCTGCGGGCCAAGCTCACGCCGGAGGAGTTCGCCGGGTTCTGTAAGGGTAATGTCATCAAATACCTGAGCCGGGCAGAGCTAAAGGGCGGCGCCGAGGACTACTGCAAGGCGGCTTGGTACGCGAGCTGGCTGGCCGGCACTGACCCGCGAACGCTCCCATGATGGGGCTGGTCCCTTGGCGCCTGTGGCTGTATGGCGGCGCGCTGGTGACTCTGACGGCTGGCCTGTGGGGAATCCATCGGCATGGCTATACGACGGGCTACGAGGCCGGCAGCGCGGCGATTGTGGCCGCATGGGAAGCAGACAACACCCTACGCGAAAAGGCCCGTTTACGGGCAAAAGAGGCGGCTGATGTTTTACTCAATACGCAGCGTAAAATTACTCAAGAGCTTGAGCAAAA